TGCGATCACGGCTGGTCAAGTGTCGGGACTTGGCAGCGCTGCGTTTGAAAGCACGACTTACTTCGCGCCTGCTACGACCGGAACGCTCATTCTCGCCGGCAATGGCAGCGGTGGCTTTTCGACTGTCACGGTCGGATCTGGCCTGACCTACAATGCAGGCACGCTCGAAAGCACGGCAGGCGGTGGCAGCGTGACCAGCGTTGCTCTGACCGCAGGCACGGGCATTTCGATCAGCGGTGGGCCGATCACAACCAGCGGAACCATTGAGGTCACGAACACGGCACCGGATCAGACCGTCGTTCTTACGCAAGGTGGTACGACGACCATCACCGGAACCTATCCGAACTTTACCATCAGCAGTGCCGATCAATACGTTGGCACTGTCACGAGCGTCGCGTTGACGGCCGGAACTGGAATTTCTGTCAGTGGCGGTCCGGTGACTTCAAGCGGGACAATCGAGGTCATCAACACGGCGCCCGATCAGGTGGTCGTTCTGACTGGATCTGGCACCACCAGCATCACGGGCACCTATCCGAACTTTACCATCTCAAGTGCGGATCAGTACACCGGAACGGTGACCAGCGTGACTGCTCAAGGCAGCGCCGACATCTCGGTGACCGGCGGTCCGATCACGACGAGTGGCACGCTGTATTTCGGTCTGAGCGATACCAGCGTTACCGCTGGCAGCTACGGAGACAGCACGAACGTCGGTCAGTTCAGCGTCGATGCAAAGGGACGCCTGACCGCTGCGGCCAACGTTCCCATCTCTATCACCGCTGGTCAGGTTCAAGGCGGATTCGTCACTTCTCTTTTCGGCAAGCAAGGCGTTATCACGTCGCTGAGTTATGCCGATTTCGACACGACATCTTCTGTCACTCCTGCTACGGGTCGTCTGACCTGGAGTCCTGACAACGGCACGCTCGACTTGGGCCTGAGCGGCGGCAACGTCAACGCTCTTGTCGGCGTCGATCAGCACATTCTTGTTCTGAATCCGACCGGCACGGCGATGACTAAGGGTCAGGCTGTCGTCGCTAGTGGCTCAAGCGGCACTCGGTTGTCGGTCACCTTTGGTCTCGGCAACGCGGATTCCAACACCGCAGAAACGCTCGGTCTTGTCGCGGAGCCGATCTCTAACAACCAGCAAGGCCACATCATCACTAAGGGTCTGCTGCGTGCGGTTGACACGAATGCTTTCAACGAGGGCGACATCCTATACATCAGTTCGGTCACGCGTGGAGCGCTTACGAACGTTCGACCGATCGCGCCTAACCATGCGGTGCGTATCGGATACGTCATCAAGAAGGCTGGCGTTGCGGATGGTATCATCTACGTCGATCCGCTCAATGGATTTGAGCTAGGCGAGCTGCACGACGTCTACACGTCCAGCGTCACGGCCAACGACTTCCTCGTCTACGACAGCGTAGACGGTCGCTGGGAGAACTACACGGCGGCAAACGCTCGCACAGCGATGGGCCTCGGCTCTGCTGCGTTGCAGGCCACGACATACTTTGCACCGGCTACGACCGGCACGGCGATTCTCGCTGGCAACGGGTCAGGCGGTTTCTCGCCAGTAACGGTCGGAACTGGGTTGTCCTACGTTGGCGGCACGTTGTCGGCGCTCGACGCAGGCGGCACGGTTACGAGCGTAACGGCTCAAGGTTCGGCTGACATCTCAGTCACGGGCGGACCGATTACAACCAGCGGTACGCTGTATTTCGCGCTGTCGGATACGACTGTTGCGGCTGGGACTTACGGCAGCGCGACGCAGGTCGGGCAGTTCAACGTCGACGCAAAAGGTCGGCTCACGACTGCGGCAAGCGTGACGATTGCCATCGCTGCAAGCGCAGTTAGCGGACTGGCAACTGTTGCAACTTCAGGCGCGTATGCTGACCTGACTGGCAAGCCTACTCTCGGGACTATCTCCTCGCAGGACAGCAGCAATGTTTCGATTACGGGCGGAAGCATCAATGGCACAGCGGTCGGAGCGTCAACGGCAAGCACAGGAAAATTTACGACGCTAGACGCGACTGGGAACGTTGGCTTCGACGGCGGCACGTTTACCTTTAACGAGGCAGGAGCCGACAAGGACTTCCGCTTCGAGGGCGATACGCAAACGCATCTTCTGTTCGGTGATGCCTCGGTGGACCGCATCGGCATCGCGCTGACCGCACCTGCCGCACGCCTAGACATCTCCGGCAACTACGCGCAGAACATCGTCGCCGTTGCCGCGCTGGACATCGACTGTTCCGCTGGTAACTTCTTCACGAAGACGATTGCTGCAAACTCGACTTTTACATTCAGCAACGTACCAGCGACGAGAGCTTTCGCGTTTACCTTGGAACTGACCCACACATCCGGCGCGGTGACTTGGCCTGCTGCGGTCAAGTGGCCTGCGAACACTGCTCCGACCTTGACGACTGGGAAGACGCACATCTTCATTTTCGTGACCGATGATTCTGGCACAACTTGGCGCGGTGCGGCGCTTGTGGACTACGTTAACTGATCATGGATCCGACTAGTCAACGGCTGATGATGGGGGCGGGAAAAGCAAACGCTGCTCCGCTTGGCGATGCTTTATACGCTTGGGGCTTCAACAGTTGGGGGCAGATCGGAGATGGCTCATCGACAGGTGCGCTTGAGCCGAGGCAAATCGGATCAAGTGCCGATTGGTCAACTGTCGGATTGGCCGCTTTCACTGGTTATTCAATCAAGACCAATGGAACGCTTTGGGCTTGGGGAAACGGAGCAGATGGAGCAATTGGAAACGGTGGTACTGAAAACCAGTTTTCTCCCATTCAGATTGGGTCGCTTTCTAATTGGTCACAAGTTAGCGGATCTAAGTCAAATTTAGCCTTTGCGATTAAGACAGACGGAACTTTATGGGCTTGGGGTAATGGATCTGCTGGAGCACTAGGAGATGGAACAACGGTGTCTAAATCTTCCCCAATTCAAATTGGCGCTTTGACTGATTGGTCAAAAGTTTCTGGCGGTCTTGCCTGCGCCCTAGCAATCAAGACAAACAATACGCTTTGGGCTTGGGGGTTAAATTCTGATGGCGTGCTTGGAGATGGAACCATCAGTAATAAAAGTTCACCAATCCAAGTAGGCGCACTATCTAACTGGTCACAAGTTAGCTGCGGCAATACGCACGTTTTGGCAGTAAAAACTGACGGAACGTTGTGGGCTTGGGGTAATGGTTTTAACGGAAAATTAGGAACCGGAGATCCATTTAATAGATCTTCTCCGGTTCAAGTTGGCGCATTGTCCAATTGGTCACAGGTTCAAGCTGCAATTGGGTTTTCAGTTGCCATAAAAACAGATGGGTCGATCTGGAGCTGGGGCTTAAATTCCAGCGGACAACTTGGGCTTGGCGACACAACAAATAGAAGCAGTCCGGTTCAAATTGGAGCACTTTTGACGTGGTCAAAACTCGGCGCTTATGGGACTGGCTGCGCTGCAATAAAAACAGACGGCACTTTGTGGAGTTGGGGAAGTGGAAGTTCTTTTTTGGGTGGAGTAGTTTTGGATAGCAGAAGTTCGCCAGTTCAAGTTGGATCAAGCTCAAATTGGTCCTCCGTCCATGCGGGTGATAATTGGTGGGTTGCTAAAACAACCTCAAACACTTTGTATTCATGGGGCAATGGCGCGACTTACGGTAATTTAGGGCAAGGAAGTAAAAACTTGTCATCGCCAGTACAAGTTGGAGTTAGTGATTGGAGTTCGGTTTCAAATGGAATAGCCTTTACTGTTGGTATTAAGTACGACAACACATTGTGGTCTTGGGGTAATGGCAACGCCGGTGAACTAGGAAACAGCAGAACAGAGTCTGCTAGATCATCACCAGTGCAAGTTGGAGCGCTGTCTGATTGGTCTCAGACTGCTTGCGGCCAGTTTCATGTTATAGCTAAAAAAACGACAGGAACAATTTGGGCTTGGGGTGCTGGCTCTGGTGGAAGGCTAGGATTGGGAGATCAAACTGGTCGATCTTCTCCAGTTCAAATAGGCGCCCTTTCAACTTGGTCTCAGGTTTCTTGTGGATACACGGCAAGCTACGCTATCAAAACAGATGGTACGCTTTGGGCTTGGGGGACAAACACAACCTTTGGAGCCTTGGGCATTGGTGATACGATAAACAGGTCTTCACCAGTGCAAGTTGGATCACTTACTTCAAATTGGTCTCAAGTTAGCGGAGGTAATAGTCTCGCGTTTGCTATCAGAACAGACGGAACGCTTTGGGCTTGGGGCTATAACGGAACAGGAGCTTTGGGGTTAGGGAATTTCACGGATTATTCTTCGCCTGTGCAGGTCGGAGCCTTGTCTGATTGGTCGCAAGTAAGCGCTGGTAATCGTCATACTTTAGCAATTAAAACGAACGGAACGCTATGGGCTTGGGGAACTGGGAGTAGAGGAGAACTAGGAGAAGGAAACACTTTTTCAAGATCATCTCCAGTTCAGATCGGTTCGCTTTCTACTTGGTCTCAAATTGCCGCTGGCGACACTACATCGTTGGCTTTAAAAACGGATGGAACGTTATGGGCATGGGGAAATAACGAAAACGGTCAGCTCGGTTTAGGCGACGCGACCAATCGATCTTCGCCGGTTCAAATAGGAAGTCTTACCAATTGGACAAACACGACCACTAACAGGCCAGCATCATCGACTTCATTAGCACTCAAATCGTGACGGCACACCCGCTAGACATTGCGCTTTCTGCCTGCATTAACGGTCATCCTGAGATCTCAGAAGACTTATTGCGCTCGTATCCTGAGCAGGATGACGCGCGCGTGATTTTCAACTTGGGTTGGCATCAAATGCGGCACGGCAATTTGCGCAAGGGTTTGCAGATGATGGATGCTGGGCGATTCATCAATGTTTTTGGACTGCCACGCATTCCTGGCGACATCTGGAAGGATCAAGATCTGACGAACAAGACTTTGCTGTTCCGCTGCGAGAACGGTCTTGGCGATCAGATCATGAATTTCCGTTTCGCAAAAGACTTCATCGCTAAAGGTGCAAGGGTCGTTGTTTCGTGCGCTCCTGAGCTGATGCCGCTGTTCTCGCGTCACGGCTTTGTGTGCATCGACAATGGCGCAACGCCTTACATTCAGTACGACTACTGGGTTCCGGCGATGTCCGCTGCGCATATCCTCGGATACGACACAGCAAATTTTCCCGGTAAGTCGTATCTGACTGCCGAACCGAAGCAGCTCTATGCAAAGCCTGGCACGCTCAAGGTTGGCATCCGCTGGGCGGGCAACCCTAAGTTTGAGCACGAACAACACCGCAAGTTCGAACCTCAGCCGCTCATTGACCTGTACGAGATTGACGGCGTGACTCTCTATTCGCTGCAACGTGACGAGAACCTGATCGATGGTCTGCCGTTTGCTGATCTGCGAGATCAGATGAAGACCTTCGATGATACAGCGAGCATTATCGCTGGTTTGGATCTCGTAATAACTTCCTGCACGTCAATCGCTCACTTGTCTGCTGCGCTAGGCAAGCCAACTTGGGTCATCGTTCCAGCGATGCCGTATTACGCCTGGGCCGAGCGCAAGCCGACTTCTGTCTGGTACGAGTCAGTCCGAGTCTTCCGACAGCAAAAATACGGCGACTGGTCAGAGCCGATGGCTGAAATCCGCACCGCACTAAAGGAGAAATTATGAACTACTGTTTCGTAGAAAACGGCACAATCGTTGACGGTCCTCGTGGTCTTCCTAGGTCATGGCGCAACATTTCGGGTCTAAACTGGCTTAGTCAGGAAAAGCTCATAGCGCTTGGCTGGTTGCCGGTACGCCTTGAGGAGGGCGAAAAGAACGAGCGTTTCGACGGCAGCACTTTTCAAGTTACCGCAACAGAAGTCATTGAGACGAAACAATGGCGACCACTTACGCAGGCGGAACGAGACGAGACTGCCGCTGCGTTGGCGAGCGAGGTGCGCTCACGTCGCAATCAGATGCTGGCTGAGTCGGACTGGACGCAGCTAGACGACACACCGCTCGACAATGTGGCAAAAGCGCAATGGGCGACGTACCGCCAAGCGCTACGAGACGTAAGCGATCAGCCGTCTTTCCCGTCAACGGTAGAATGGCCGACCCAGCCTTGATCTAGTTTAACGCCAGCCGCTTTTATGTGGGCTGGATAACTGATCTCCTTTTTAACGCCGGATCGGGTGGTCTGTTCGGCATGGTCGGCTCGCTGGCGACAACCTGGATGCGCCTGCGGGAGAAGAAGCTGGATAACCAGTTCCAGCTCGATCTGCTAGACAAGCAGGCCGCGTCAGCCGAGGCGGTTGCGGCTTGGTCTGCATTTTCGGCATCTCAGTCCGCATCTGCGTCGGACATGACTGAGAAGGTCGCGCCGTGGGCGGCTAACGTTCGCGCGGTTACTCGACCAGCGCTGACTGCGTTCTTGGTCGTCGGCGCGTTCATCGCGATTCTGATCATTGACGACGAAGCCGTGAAGGGGAACGCGCTACAGTCTTTCCAGATGCTCGCCGGAACATCCGTCGCATGGTGGTTCGGCTCACGCATGACGACGCAGATTAATCAATCGAAACGATGAACGACCACGCTGGAGCTAAACTGCTGTTCGCCAACGTCGGCGCATGGCTCGGAACCATTATCAGCCTGCAAAACGTGCAGGTGGTCATCGCGATTCTGTCGGGTCTAGCGTCACTCGGAGTCTCGATTCTGTCGATGATGTGGCTTCAAAAAAAGCTAAAGTCCTTGGAACACGGCGATAAGGAAGAACCGTGATTTAACGCTTGCGGCAATTGTGATGACTGAAAGTCCACTTCTGAACTTTGCGCGCGGTTTCGTCGGACAGATCGACGAAGCGGCTGGCGTGATTCACGACGTTGCGGTCATCACCGAGGGGCGCGCGCTGGGTCATGGCGTCAACATCGACGCGACCACGCTTGAGCAGGTGAAGGCTCAGGCCGAGACGTACAGCGGCGGTCTCAAGGTGAAGATGGACCACGGCGGCGGCGCGGCTGATATCGTCGGCTACCTGAACGACTTCCGCATCGCCGGCAATAAGTTGATCGCGAACTTTCACGTTCTGCAAAACACGCCGCATCGCGCGTACATTTTCGAGATCGCGGACAAAATTCCCGACACGTTCGGCATGTCGATTGCCTTCTCTGGTCCGACCGAGATGGCGTCGGACAAGAAGACGGTCCTGCAACGCTGCTCTGAGATCTATTCTTGCGACCTGGTCAGCGAGCCTGCCGCGAACGCCGATGGACTTTTCAGCATGAAGAAACTTCAAGAAGTCGAGGAGCCAAAGGGTTCCATCGAGATCGAATTCCCCATGAACGAAGAATCCAAGGCGGCCATTGCTGCCATGATTGAATCAGCCATGATGGGCCTGGGCGAGCGCCTCTCCAAGTTGGAGTCGATGCTGCCGAAGCCTGAAGACAAGGAAGTCGCTATGGCTTCCCGTAACGACGAGATCAAGCTCGCTGCTGAGGCGGCTGGTCTCGCTGCTGTCAAGGAGTTCGCCAAGTCCTTTGGCGCTCCGGTAACCAAGGCCATCGCCTCCGAGGCTCCCGCTGCTCCTGCTCCTGCCGCTGCGCAGAAGTTCGAAGAGCTGGTTGCTGCCAAGGCGACGGAAC